GCGGCGGGAACAGTGAGCACAGGCCGTTCAAGTGGTAGCCGCGCTTGCCCTCGAACGGTGCGGTCGCACGCCATTCACCTTGCCGCACCATCACCTCTCGCTGCTTGTCGCTGATGTCTTTGTTGCACTCACTGCAAACCAGCCGCGCAGTCTCGGGCAAGTGCTTGCCGTCCTCGTCCTTGTCCCAGCTTACCTGTTCCCACTTCAACGTCTGGTACTCCTTGCAGTGTGGGCACGCACAGAACCAACGCCGCGCATCGGTGAGATCAAACTCTGCCTCAACCCGACTGACACCCTTGATCGTCGGCGTCGATGTCGTGACGTGCACTGAGTTGAAGAACGTATCACTGCGCTTCTGGGCAAGGCTGATGGGATCGCCCTCGGCTCCTGCGCTTTGTGGATAGCGATCACATTCATCGCAAAGAACCACGCGAATCGGTCTTGATGCCAATGAGGCTGGGCTGTTTGCGCCGGCGACAGTGACGTGTCCACCTGTGAACCGCTTGTGAAGAACCGTGTTGCCGCTGTCCCGTGCCTTCGGGTCAGCTACCAAGTCGGTCAGCACGGCAGTGTCCCTGACCATCGGGGCAAGCCTGTCCTTGCTCCATGTCTCGGCCATGTCGAGAGTCGGCTGCAAGACCAGCATCGGACTTGGTTCCTCGCAGATGAAGAACCCGACGACGTTGTTGATCACCTCGGTCTTGCCCGTCTGACTCGCCCACATCAGGACGACACTCTGCACGTCGGTGTCGTTGACTGCTTCCATCGGTTCCTGTTGGTACGGCGCAGTCTCAAGCCTGAACCGTCCAGTGAACGCGCTGCCCTCGGGTGAGAGGCGACGATGACGCACTGCCCACTCCGACACGGTCAACCGTTCCGGCGGCTTGAACGCCTCGAAGCTGCGCTCGATCAATCCGTCGATTGCCGCGCTATGGTCGAAACTTATGCTGTCCGAGGTCATGTAGTTCTGAGAGCACCTTGTCCTTCTCGTCGTCGGTCAGGGCCGAGTTGGTGATCACCTTCCTGATCTCGATGGCCTTGTCGGTGATCAGCCTCTCGACGAGCGGGACAGGGATGAGTTCGCCGATCAACGTCTGGTACTTGGCTTTGAGGATCAGCGTTTCGTAGTACCGCTTGCGCTCGGCAAGCGTCTGGCCTTCCTCGTCCTGATCCGCGAAATCCTTCAGGTCGTTGCGCTTCGCGAACTCACGCCACGCCTCCAGATCGTACCCGCCGCTGACCTTCTTTGTCGGAGCACCAACCAAGGCGAACCATTTGTGCAAGGCATCACGGCTGACTCCGAGGGCGTTGGCCAACATGATCTTGGTCGTGATCTTGCCATCGTCCTTCACCGCCGGCTGCTGGCTCATGAAGAACTCGCGCTCGCTGGATGTCAGGGTCTTGCCTGCCGCCACCTTTGCCGCGATGTTCTCCATGTCCTGCTGGAGAACCGCACCAACTTCAGCTTGAATGTCGTTGTCCATTTACGCTGTTTCTAAAAAAAAGCAGCAGCCACCTGATCCCCAAGCGCGACCCCCATAGGGAGTACCTTTTGCTCCTAAATTCTCCCCAGCGTCGTAAGTCGTTACCCAAAACTTCACTGAGGAAGGCAGCATCCAGCATCGGTGCTGGGTTGTCCTGCCCAAATTCATTTCCACAACCCACGTTTGAGTAGCAGCCCAATCATGCCGTAGTTCGCAGTGTCCTTGAACGAGTCCTCGAGCGACTCATGGTTCACGTTGGCATCGCCTTTCAGTTCCTTGAGCAACAGGTTGCGCATCCGGCTCACCTTGTCTTGAAGCCGCACCGTAACGCCCATCTCACCACTGAGCGCGATGTTGCTTGAGCCGTAGTCCAGTTGCTTGGTGTCGAATAGCTGTATGCACTCACAGGCCGCACGCAGCATCTCCACGCCCATCTCGGTCTTGATACCGAGGATGTCCTGCATGAATTCCATCTTGTCTTCATTGATCTTTTTCATTTTTTCGTTCTTCGTAAAGGGGTTAGGGGTTGCGCCGAAATGGGAAAGTAAAAGCAAAAGTTTACCTACCCCATATGCCCCTTTAGGGGGCATGGGTGGGTTTTGGTTTTGCTTTTTCATTTTGCGCGGGTAGGTGGCTCATGCGTCGATGGGTGATGGTGCGGGCTTTCGGGTGTATTTGCCGTTTGCTTTTGCCAAGTACAATTCAATCTCGCTCCACTGCTTTTTGACCAAATAGGGCGAGCCGTGGCCATGTTTCTCGGCCAGTTCTTGGATTTGTTTCTTGGTCATCGGCACGCCTATCCTTGCAATTAACCCATCCAAGTTCTCGATTTCCTTGGATGTGGCCTTGCTGCGCAGCTTCGACAGTTGCTTCTTGGTTGCCTTGCGCTTGGGTGCGGCCTTTGGCTTGGGTTCGGCCTTTGCCTTCGGCTCTTTCTTGGCCTTCTCCATCACCACCGGCACAGGTGTCTGCTCCCACAGAATCCCGTCATCGCTGTGCTTGAGGTGGATGACGTTGGTGCGGTCACCCTCAAGGCTGGTCGCTCCTGCACGCTTGCCGCGCTTGGCCAAGATCAAGCGGAAGTGACCCTCGTCCTTGGTGGTGCGGAGAGGGCCGGTGATGAGCGAAACCGCAGTTGGTCTTTGCGGGCTCTAGAGTGCCCCTAGGACAGGCGACTGACTTGCGGGAGAGTAATGTTAGTGAGAGCCTTTTTAAGTGCTTCTAAGCGCAAATTTGAAAGCAGTTTTCAAATTGTGAAAGCTAATTGTATCAAGCGTTGGTTGTCCTAAGCGCACAAAATTCAGTTCACGGGTGCTTACTGCAATCCCCCCGGCGTTTATTCTGATGTCAATTTACTTCAGCCTGCACTGGCTTTCGCTGGTGCGGGTTTTTTGTCCGCAGTACCTAACCCTTGAAAGCAGCAAAAAGCCCACAGGGGTCAACTGTGGGCCTTGTTTTTTTGCCTTTAACGGCGAAAGCGTTAATCAAGTCGGATTCTGGTCTTCAGCCTTCTTTAGGTTGTTGCAATCTGTCTTAGCACCACAGTCGGGTTTTGCGCCTTCATCGCAAGGTGCTTTCAGGCCGCACTCCTCGGTCAATGGCAAGCACTCACCTTTGGAAGCTGAACATTCGGCTTCGGCTTTGGCCGAGTTGCTGCTGACGTAGTAGAATCCCGCACCAGTAACCGAAACCGCCGCAATTGCTATAAATGTAATTAGAGCCTTCATCGCCGCGAAACTATCGTCTGCTGTGGGTTTTGCAAGACCATAAATCTGTGTCTATGCCGCCAGTTCCTCCGGAAATATGTCCCAGAACTCCTTCGCCTCGGCCTTGCCTACCAGTTTCAGATAATGCTTCATGGACACTCTCTCAGTATGGCCAGCTTGCAAGGCCACCACGCCAAGGTCTTCGCACTTGCGGAGAAGATAAGAGCAAAACGAATGACGAAGGCAGTCGTGCGGCCAAAGATCGTACCCAAGTTGCTTTTTTGCTTCCCTCAAGAACACGTTCCATTTGTGGTTGGCGTTGGCGATTGGCAACTGCAACTTTTCATGGCAGTTGAGCCATGCTATGCAGTTGTCGCTCATCGAGACAATGCGAGGCATTTTGGTCTTGGTCTTTTTCGCCTCGAACCTGACCTCCTTGTCTTCCCAGTCAAAGTTGTTTTCACGGCGATTGGCAGAAGTGCGAAGCCGCTGGGCCTCACTGGGACGAATACCGCAAAACAGATTCAAAGAGAGTAGGGGAAGAACATCAAAATGCTTCTCGCGGCAGAGAGCCAAAATCTTGCGGCACTCCTTGGGTTCCAGAACATAGGGGTCAAACGGATCGACCTTAAACGCTTCCAGCTTTTCAACTGGGTTCTCCTTGAGAACGTCCTGCCTGATCAGCCAGTTGCAGAAGTTCCTCACCGCCCTGACGTAAGTGTCACGTGTAACCGACTCCCATTTTTTCCGAAGGTGTCCTCCGTCCATCACCCATTGCATGATCAATTCAGGTGTGATGCGTTTGCACTGCATACTTCCTCCGCAATAATCCCTGAAATTTCGCAAGACGCACGACAGGGTCGAGAGGCTTTGCATACCGATACCCACGGTTTTTTTGACACCAAGGAAACCGGATGCCGCCTCCTGATTCTCCTTGTTCTTGAATCGATTGTCCGCACCGGTGCACCCGACCGCCTCTGCAAGCGTCCTCTTTTTCAAGTGGGTAACGCCTCGCCCCTGAACTGCATGAGTCTCGACAGCGGACAGGAGGCTGAAGCCGTCCTCTTTGGCGCGGTTGTGCGAGGCGTGAATGTCAACGCGCTCGCCAAGGGTCAAGCTAGTCCACCATGCGGCGATGGCGGGTTCCTTGACTTGGTGTTTCAAAAACAGTTCAGCGTCTTTCTTGGTATCGAACTGTTCGCGCCTGCGCTTGCCATTGATTTTGCCGTCAACGATGTAGCGTGTTCCCCCGTTGTGCAGCCGATGTTTTATCTTCATCTCCCACACCCAA